CTCCTACACCTTTAACCATAAATGATGGGATACCATCAATATACATTATAAACCTATTAGGCTGTTTTGGTTCAAAGGCTGTGAAAAATATTTCGTTTGGGTCTAGTATTGCCATTTTATTTTCTTATTATATTTTATTATAAATATTTAATTTTTATTTTTTTATGCAGGAAACTCAGCTCCAGTTGGTAGTAAAGTAAAATCTAAACTAACAAACTCAGCAGTTTTAGATGGTTGGATAAAAATCTGACCTACTAATTGGTTTCTATCAATAACATCATCTGTGTTGTTTGTATCATCCATAATTACTTTAAAGGCAAACAATCCTCCTTTTTGTTGAATTATTTCTAAGTATGGGTTTACTTCAGATAAAAATTTATTTCTTGTAGTAGCTGTATTATTTTCAAATACTAAATTATCTGCTACTTGACCAATAAATGATTTTAATTCAAGTAATGATCTACGAACATTAATTCTATCAAGAGCAGTTGCTGCTTTTTGTAGTGTTTTCTGACCAAATACTACAATACCTTTTCTTGGAAATGTAGCTATTGGATTAATATTTTGTTCATATAAAGCAGTTTTGTTAGCTTCAGATAATTTTAATTTAGCTCTAATTACAGTTGATAAACCACCTCTACTAATTCCAGCAGGTGCATTCCAAGTATTAGATACTTTATCTGTATGAGCATACACTCCAGGTATTAAGGTTGAAACCGGGACAAATACATTTTTACCAGTAGCTGGATCTTGGACTTGTATCCAAGGCCAATAGGTAGCAGCATATGATGAATTTCTTGTAGTTGCTTGAACTATAGAATCACTTAATGTTCCATTATATCCTACAGTATCTAAAACATAAATATTATCACCTCTTTTTGTTGTATTAGCAATAATTGAACTAATAGTTGATGTGTGACTTTCATTTAAAAGTCCTGGAGTTGATAGTACATTAAATTGGTAGTCATTAGTATTAGCTAATAAATTAACCATATTATTGTAATTATCAGCTACTAATCCTTGTGTTTGTGTTGATATATCTTTATAAAAATTAGCTCCACCTTTAATTGTTCCAACAGCTCCTGTAAATGAACCACTTTGATTTGTAGGTATTGAACCTGTAAAAGCTGTTTTAGCTACTCCTGTATTGTCTAGATATTTTAAAGTTGGGGATGAAACACTTTTTATTCTAACATATCGTGAGTTATTAGTATAATCTCCAGAAGATATAATTGTTTGATTAAGTGTAGAATCATAAGCTACTACTTGATCTCCAACTACTCTAGAAATATATCTAGGAGAGTCTGGATCTAAATTTACTCCATTAAAAGTTTCAAGAATAACTTTGTCATCTCTTTTATCATCACCCTGTCTAATAATTAAATTAAATGTACCTTGATTAGTGTTTGATGATGCAACTTCAAATCTTATATTATCAGAGGATCCATTAGATAAAGTTCCATCAACATTATGTGTTCCTGAACTATTCATTATTGTTCCTTCAGATAAAGTTTCTAAGGTAAAAGCTGTATCATTAACAATATCATCTGCTAATAAAGTAATAGTGGTATTAGTTCCTATTGTGGTTGTTGTTGCATAACCTAATGATGAGGAAGTTACTGTTATTGTATCTCCTACAGCATATCCTGTACTACCCGCTAGCACACTAAAATTAGAAACTACTGCTCCTACTGATAGTGTTATACTACCTGTAAATCCTGCTCCATTTCCACTAGTAGCTGAACTAGAGATTATATGAGTTGCTATTGATCCTGTAACTCCAGTTAGTGAAGGTGTTAATGAACCTGAATCAGTTAATAATACTCCACTTTCATTTATAGAAAAAACTGGATTAGTAGCAGGTGTATATGAACCTGAGACTACTCTAGCTACTAAAAGAGATTCTCCACCTTCTACAAAATAATTATATGCTGATATAGAGGTTAAAAATGAGTAATTATCACTTCCACTTTCAAAAGAAGCGCCAAATCTATTTACAAAGTCTGAGTATGAAGTTACTATTGTAGGAATTTCAACAGGACCTTTCCATGTTGGTCCTATTATAGCGGCTCCAACAGAGATGGGTGTTGGAGAAATAAAAGTACCGTCTATTTCATTAAGACTTACTCCTGGTGATGAAGGAAAATTTGCCATTTTATTATTTAGATTTTTATTTTGTTATAAATATATTATTTTTTAGCTAAAATCTGCTCCTGTTGAAGTGATGTTAAAGTTTAAAGAAATAAATTCAGCTGTTTTGGTTGGTTTAATAAAAATAGCTCCAACTAATTGATTATTATCTACAATATTGGGAGTATTATTAGTTTCATCCATCACTACTTTAAAATCTGTTAATCCTTGTCTTTGTTGAATAGATGATAAAAGAGGATTTACTTGTGCTAAGAAATCATTTCTTGTAGCTATTGTATTTTGTTCAAATACTAAATTTTCAGCTAAATTGCCTATTTGAGTTTTTAATTCTATAAGTAATCTTCTTACATTTATTCTATCAGTAGCACTTTGTTTTTTCTTTAATGTTTTTTGCCCAAATACAGTTACTCCTGTAGTAGGTAAAGTTGCTATTGGATTAACATTAGCTTTATATAAATCATCACGATTTGTTTTTGTTAATTTCCTTTCAGCTCTTAAAGCAGTACTCATTACTCCTCTAGTTGTACCTGCAGGTGCATTCCACACTTCAGCTGCTGCATCATTAAATGCATATACTCCAGGAATTAATGTTGAAGCAGGAACAAAAACTTGTTGTCCAGTGGATGGGTCTAAAGTTTGAACCCAAGGCCAATAGGCAGCAGCGTATGAATTATTTATAGCTTTAGCTTCTGTTGTTATAGTAAGTATAGTAGATTGATAATTAACTAAATCTATAATAGTCATAGTATCTCCTCTTTCTTGACCATTTGATATTAATGTACCTAGAGTTGAAGAGTGGGAAGCAAAATCTTTAATTAATCCTGGTGCCGTAATGAAATTATATTGAAATTCATCTTTATTTTTAAGTAAGGATATAGCATTATCATAATCAGTAGCTATAAGTCCTTGAGTTTGAGTATCAGTTATATTATTGTAATATAACCCATCCCCTGTTGATGGTATATTTGAACCAACAGCTCCTCCAAAACTTCCTGTAGATGTAATTGGAAGTGAAGAGGTAAATGAAGTTTGAGGATTTCCTGAATTATCTAAATAGTCTGGTGTTGGTGTATTTACTGATTTTACTCTAACATATCTAGATTGATTAGTATAATTACCAGTTACATCAAGATATTTATCAGATCCATCAGTCTGGATAGATTCAACTTGGTTACCTATTATTTTTTCTATATAATTAGGTAGTTTTGGGTCTAATGATAAATTATTAAATGTTTCTAAAACTACAGGATTAAGAGTATCATCATTTCCTCTTCTGATTAGTAATGAAAAAGTACCTTCATCTACATCAGGTGATTGAATTTCATATCTTAAATTATCAATACTTCCAGATTGTAAAGAACCATCAGAGTTTAGAGGGGATGTACTGTTCATTATCTTTCCAGAAGAAAAAGTTTCTAAAGTAAAAGCATTTTGGTTAACAATATCTCCAGCTGTTAAAGTAATAGTGGTATTAGTTCCTATTGTGTCTGTTGTAGAATAACCTAATGATGAGGAAGTTACTGTTATTGTATCTCCTACAGCATATCCGGTACTACCAGTAGCTACAGTAAATTCTGAAATAGTTGAACCATCGCTTAAGATTATACTACCTGTAAATCCAATTCCAACTCCACTAGTGACTGAACTAGAGATTACATATGTAGCGGCTGAACCTGTAACTCCTGTTAATGAAGGTGTTAATTCACCTTCTTCTATTGATAATACTCCAGTTTCAACAGAGTTTGGAAGATTTGATGATATTGCTGGGGTAAAGGAGCCACTAGTTACTCTAGTTACTAATAAAGTTACACCTCCATTTTGGAAATAATCATATGCTGATATCGATGTAAAGTAGGAAAATTGTTGACTTCCACTAGTGAAAGTATCTCCAAATTTAGATACGTAATCTGAGTAGGAAGTGACTATTGTTGGGATTTCATTAGGTCCTTTAACAGTTGGTCCTATTATAGCAGCCCCTACTTGGATTGGTTGATTATTAATGATAGGTTGATCGTTTTCTATCGTTATTACACCCGGGGAAAATTGAGTTTCAGCCATTATTTTTGGTTATAAAT